AACAAAAAACGATTTCAATTTATATTGGACAGATTCAGGTAAAGAGTTAAAAACTACATGACCAAATTCATGAGTTGCAAAACTTTCAATATTATTACCTACAAGAACCTTCTTATTTGATAAACTTTTTAATAATTTTTCAGCATCATATTTGCTACTATCTAAAAATATCTCCCCATTAAAAAATATTTTATCTTTTCCTGCTATATGCTTTACACAGGCTGTCCCACTAAGACCAGTCTTTCTTTTGTATTCCTTCGGTGGTAACATTTCAACGCCAGACAATCTTTTATTAGCTTTTGGGAATTTTTTAGTTAATCTATTTAACTCATTAGAAAGTTGTTTACCATAAACAGGATTAATATTTTTAAATTTATATTTAGATTTTAATGATAACTTTAATTCTTGTTCAATTTTTATTCCTTCTCTTGTTGCAAGTTGTTTTAAATTTAATGGTTTTAAATCTCTACCAACAAATCTATCAATTTTAACTCTACCACTACGATACAAATCTGCACGTTTTTTTCCTAAAACTTTTACTTGAACTGCTTTTGGCTGTTTCTTAATCCATTGTTTGTATGTCGTTTTTGCTGAGACTGCTCCATTCATCGAAGCTCTTGTTGCTGGTGGAGGATCTTCCACGCCAAATTCTTGCCAAGATGGAGTGATAGGAATAATACTGCTTCTACAATTAAAATGTATCGGTGGGCGAGGGCCATCTCCAATTTCAAACATTCGCCCATCTAAATGAATACATTGCATACTTGTTCTATCATCTAAAGTAGACACCCATTGAACCTTCCTAACAATATCAGAATTCTTTTTAAATGTCTCTTCTCGAGCTTGATGCACGACATTACTAACAGCAGTTCTGGCAATAAATTCCGCTTGTTTAGTTTTATATCCTAAAGCTTTCTCAATCCTTTTACCAATCTCAGGGATACTTTCACCCAAAGAAACGCCTACTTTTAATTGTTTCGTCATAGAAGCACGAACAGCAACTGAATATCCTTTCATCCAAGTCCCTAATTTATGACCATCCATAGGTCTCATTGTTACTAATTTTCTTAAAACTTCATTGCTCGGCATAGACATATCTATATCAACAGGAACAATCTTTTTAATTGTATTTATATTCCATTTAGCTTCAAATTTAGAAATATTAACAAGATTCCTAATAAGCATCTTTTCTGCCTTTACCATACCAGCAGTTGATATTTTCTGTGTTGCTGCAAGCATTCTTTTAAGACGTTTAATCTTATAAATATTACCAATTGAATCTAAATTTTTTACTTTATTTAATTCACCTATTAACTTTTCATAGATCTTAGGAAATGTTTTTTGTTTCAAAAAGCGGCTAATTAATTTAGCTTCACCAATTTTTAATTGCTCAAGATATACAGAATGCCTAATATATCTATTAAGAAGTTTATCATTTACAGTTGGAATTTTGACCTTTGCCATTTATTTTATTCCTCATCAAAGGTCTCTTCTTCCTCTTCGTTTTGTTCATCCACTAAGTAATTTTCTAATCCTCTCCCCTCTTCATCATCAAGAAGTTTTGCCTCTACTTCTGGATCCATATCTTGAGAAAAAACTCCACGACGTTGGCATTCTCTTAAAAATCTTTCTCTTGTTATTTCACCAGCTTTTCTTACCTTCAACAATAAATCTTTATCACCACCACCTAAAACTAAAGCTTCAAAATCACTATAAATATCAACTTCAATATTATCAGCCGATGATTCTATTTTTCTCCATTCACAAGCTAATTTTAAAGCTTGTTTAATTCCAAGCTGTAATGAATTTATCCAAGATTGTAATTGACTAACAGTTCTACCTTCGTCAATGCGTTCCGCCGTAGCTGTATTAGGAATCACCTTCATTAAAGGTTGATTACCTAATACTCTCATCTTCTGTTCTATTTCTTCAATATCTTTTTGTCCAGCTTCTATTGCCTTTCCTGTATGTTCAACATATTTCATATCTGCTTCATCTGATTCTACTAAAAAAGCTTTTGAAGGCCCAATATCTAACGCACCTGCCTCAACCATCTTATCAGGAAGGCCCTTACCAAAAATAATTCCAAATCTCGAAAATCTTAAAATATTCCTTTGATCTGAAGAACTTTGCCAATGAGCTAAATTTTGCCAAGCAAGATCCATTAAAGGTGGTTCAGCTTTCATAAATCCTGTTCTATTAGCGTATATGGTAATTAAAGGTATTCTACCAAATGAATGTGAACCTTCTGAATCTTTATTATACAAATCTGTATTTTCTGAATCTTGTTTATAAACCTCAAAATTTTCTTCATTATAAACATAAATATAATTTACTTCTTTATCGCCAAATTCACCATCAGGTTCAACAATTGTTTCTTTGTATCTAATTTGTTTTAATTTTATAACTCCGTTTATTCTTTTAGCTTGCCAACCAATTAAATCATTTGGTGAAATATTGATAAGATAAACTCTAACACCAAGTCTTTTTTCATCAGCTTTTGTTAATTTTTTCCCTTGCTCAACTTCGTGAACTGTAGTATGATCAACATAAATATGAGCAATTCCAAATTCTATAAGATTATATAAAACTTCTTTAACAAAAGTTTCCAAAGTAGTCCCATTACCATCAACATCATTTTCAAGATAAGAAATTTCTTCGGGTAAATTATTTACAGTCATAGAATGTGTAAATGGTTTATTAACTAATTTATTTAAAGTGTCTCTAAGACCGTTAAATAATATTGACCTATTTAATCTTGTTTCATAAGAGGTAAAACTTTCACGAGATTCCATAGGAAGCCATTTCTGACCAGCATCACGCATTGCTTGTGTACCGCCAAGCAAATCTAAAATTAAATCCCATAGCTTAGACATTTCCTTATAACCTACACAAGGGATAGATACTGGAGATACTTCTTTTTCAGACATTTATAATTAATCCTCTTCCATTTCTTTAGGATAAACACTCATATTATTACAAACACTACATTCAACTCCACCAATATCATCTTTATAGATTTCAGCAGGAGCAAAGAACATCATTTCATTATTACATATATCACATAAACCACAAACAATTATCCAAGGTTCGTTGCCTTGTCTTTCTGATAATATCTGTTTCCAATTATCTCTATCAGGCCATTGTTCTTTTGCAAATTTAACAGCATCGTCTGCATCAATAAATTCTACAATCGCCAAATCTTTTTCTGATTCATTAAACATACTATTTTTCTTTTAATAAATATAAATTACAATTTTTTATTGGCTCTTTATTCCAAGTCCAAGCCCTATATGCATCATAAATAGCTTTACATCTTAAATAAAAAAACATATCTAATTTATAATTTCTACGAAACACTTTTTTATAAAAAATGTCATTTATAAATTGTGGTATTTCTTTATGACTTCTATGGTTACTCTCCTGACAAACATCTGTTATTAATAAATTATTAACTTTTGGATGTTGACTTACTAATTCAAATAATAAACGATGACTCCCATGACCATATTCACCAACTGGATTATGAGTAAATATAAAATCTGGATTAACTTCATCTATAGCTTTACTTATAATAAAATTAATTTCATCTATAACAAAATTTAAAAGAATTTCAGCACGTCTCGTTGGTAAAGTATAAAAATTATTATCATAAGAATGGCATTGAATTAAATTTATATTTTCTTGTTTACAAACCTTCCTTAAAGCATTTCTTCTACAAGAACCTTTTCTTGCATAATCATCACAAATGATAACCAGATATTTTTCAATATCTTGTGCTTGAAAAATAGGCCATCCAAAAAGAACTTCATCATCAGGATGACATAATATCCCTAAAACTTTTTTCTTTTGCATATCTTTTGCATTCATATTTACTACCAATCCCTCGAGATACAATCCTCAACTTGATGAGCAGTTAATTTATATGTATTGGGAATGAACTGTTCGCCATCTTCCCAATCATAAGCTATTAAATTGTTACTATTTTTAATTTCATTATACATTTCACTTGTCGGCCATCCTACAAATCTACCAGCACCTCTCGGAATTAAACTATATGGATATTTATTTATAGTTCTTGTAAAAGCTAAAGTTTTTGTGATTTCGGCTTCGCCTTCATTAAGAAGCCCAACCATAAAACCGCCAGAGTAATGTATTTTACACTCTTCAAAAGTAGAAATGATCTTACACACATCTGCAAATCTGAAACCTTTATTAGCAAATTCAAGTGTAGAATCATTAGCACTTTCAAAACCACAGCAAATAACTTTACAACCAGCGGACTTCATCATTAAAATAGTTTCTTTATCTAATACTTTTAGATTAGATTGACAAATCCAATCTATTTTTAAATCAGACAACCCACGACAAAGTTCTTCTAAGAAATTTTTATTAATTGTTAAATTATCCTCACGAAAATGAATTGTTTTTGTGCCAAAGACTTCCTTCATATAACGTATTTCCCAAAGAACATCTTCAGCAGAACGTAGCCTATAATTTTGCTTCCAAATACTTTTACTTGAACAAAATTTACAGCTAAAAGGACAACCTCTTGAAGCAACTACAATATCAACTGGACTATTAACTAATCCATTAAATTGAGTTCTTTTATAATTATTCAAATCAATTAAATCACGAGCAGGATATTTTAAACTATTAATATCTAAATTGAAATCTGGCTCTACAATATGATCTTCCCAACATATAGAACTATTAAAGTTTCGCCATCTTGGGCTACCAATCACTGACGTTAAGAAATTAACCAAAGCGTTTTCAGCCCACCCTCTAAATACATAATCAAAATATTTAACGTGCTTTTCAGGATTAGCTGTTGCATTAGATCCACCATAAACAGTTGTGATGTTTCTTTCTTGCAATTTATTTGCAACATCTTTAGCTTGTACCCATTCTGTTAATGTCCCCCCAAAACAAACAATGTCTGGTTTTCTGCTAATTAAATAATTTATTAAATCTTCAGTAGAAAGTTTCTGTATATTATTGTCAATATACTCTACATCACAAACATCTTTAATAGCAGAAACAAGATAAAGCATTCCAAGATTAATCATAGGATTTGGTCTCGGCTTTATATTACAATATTTATGCTTCCTATACATAGGAATAAAAGATTCATAAACTTGATTTGGGTAAACAAGAATAACTTTCATTTCAATTTACTTAATCTTTTGCGTTCTTCAAATTGTTGGTACTAATCTTAACTTTAATACAATCCGATTTTGTACCTATACTCACAGACATACTATTTTCCATTAATCAATACCAAAAATCTTTTTTACATTATCATGTCCTAAATGTAACATAATAGGATCAACTTTTACTTGCCGACCTTTTAATTGTATTGTATAATTTTTCCAATACTCTGCGTTTTCACCACAAACACACCATTGTTCCGGCAAATAAATAGGTGTGAATTTAGTTTCCCAACTGGCCTTCCATATTGCTAAAGTACCTCTACAAACATTATCTTTTAATTGTCTTAGTAACTCATTAAGAAAAATATTTGTCTTAGTAAATCTTGTGCAAATAAAGAAAGGACTAAAATTACAAGCCGGAGCAAATATTGGAGTTTTTAATATTTCATCCATATCTTTTTGTTTAACATCTGCACCCATAGCATTAAAACCAACAAAGATCCTTGGATTCAAAGGTAATGCAGCACCGAATTGCTCTGCTAATCTAAATCCATCAAAATACTGATGATTTAATATAAACATATCATCATCGAGAAGACAAGCACTATCAAATTCTTTCGCAAATTTAATTTTATAATAATTTGAATTTCTAATGTCTGCTCGATAAGAATCTTTAGGCCAAATTCGTTTAACAAATTTAAGATAGACTTGTAAACTTCTTAATTGAAACACATCACAATTAGCTACTTTTGAATCTTTAGTTGTTATAATATATATTGGTAATTTTGAAAACTTCCTAATATTTTTTATTAAACGTTCAACTTGTTTACATCTATCACCAAAAGCAGCTGTTATAAAGACTCTATTAAACATTAAGATAAACTCCCATCAATGACAAGTTCTTTCAATTTTGATTTAAGATGCAAAACATTAACTGATTTATCATTGTATGCTTGCATTAATTCTTGTTTTCCTAATTCTGTTCTTATTCCATCAGCATGAGGACAATAATTATATTTACTTCCTATATCAATTATCTTCACATCAAAGAACGATTTTATCCAATTTTTTAACCCCCAAGCAACACACCATAAATCTTGATCAATATACCAATCATTTCCTGAATGTTTAAAACGTTCTTGCCATTCATCTAATTCTTGCCAAGTTCTTTCATAAATTTGGCTAATAGCAAAATCCAAAAATCTTCTAACTTTATTATTCATATTGAACATTACAACACCAGCATTAATTGAATATCGATATTTATAATGTCTTGTGGTTAAACCTATATCAAAATCAAATTCATCAAAAGCTTCAAAAGGATTCTTAAGATAATACAAATCAGCATCTGCTGAAATTATTTTACTTCCATCAGGAAGACTCTTAGCAAATCTATATTGTGTTAAAATCTTGCTTCCCATTCTACCAATATTAAATTCTTCTTCAGTAACATATTGGGTTAAAGAAGTTACTTGACGATGATCATTTCCCAAATTATTAGAAAAGATAATTTTATTACAATCAACATTTTGATTAAGAGTTATTAAGCTTTTATCTAATAATTTTCTATCAAAATCATAATCAGTCATCATTAAAAATCTATCATTGTCTTTATCACAAAACAACAACGGTAATAACTGTTCTTTTAGCACTCTATTTTTTAAAGTTCTAAGTTGTTTATTATTTTTTATTGTATCCCAAACAGTATCGCCTTCAGTTTTTAACGGTATAATCCATCCAGCAGGTCTTTGTAAAGAAACTATCTTCACATCTTGTTTAGCACAAAATATAGAAAAATATAAATCTCTACAAAATGGGATTGGGAAGTCTTGCAATGTAGGTGAAACATTGAAAGCAGATGAATGGAAAGCTACTGTTCCACAACCAGCAAGTTGAACAAATATATCTCTTTCACAAAAGTCTGTGAAACCATAAGTGATGCGACTATTATAATAATCTGAAACTGGTCTTACAAAATCTGATCCGTGAGCAGTAATAACGCTTTTTCTATTATGCCGTTCTATGGCCTCTATAAACTTGTCAAAATAATCTTCAGGATAATATAAATCATCGTCGCATATAAAATAATAAGCATCTTTTTTATTAAATTCTAAATCCCATCTTAAATGTTCCCATATAGAATCATGAGCGTTTTTATTTGTTGGATTTAGATGATAAACTATTTTATATGTAAGATGATCTACCCATTGTGGTACTTCATCATAATAATTTAAGACAAGATGAATAGTATCAACTTGATCAATTACCCTTTTTATAACTAATTTTAATTGTTGTTCACGTCCTTTAACAGATGCAATTAAAGCAATTCTTTTATCCATGACATCGCCAGCCTTAATAAAAGATTAATAAATTATTTATTTTATAATGACTGAACCTTGCTCAAGACACATTTTATATTTAAAATTTCTTATCTATATTGCAAGGTTCACGGTTTATTTTAAACCGCTTACACAGTCCTCTTTCTTCTATTTATTATTAACTTTGAACTTTGTTTAATTTTGCCAATTCAACAGCAACTCTTTTCATTACTTCGTTTTCCATTTCTGTTTCATTATAATCTTCTGGCCGCTGCTGTTTAGCCCCAACAGTATATAAACCTAACCCACTTGCACCGAGCAACATTGTTAATAACCATCCCGGTCTTTCAACTGTTCCGACAATAGAATCACGTTCAGCTTCCGCAACTTTAATATTACCATCCACCTCCATTGCTGCATCATGATCAGCTTTATCAATAGCAATAGCGTGTTTCAAACCAAGCTGAGTAATTATATGCTTATGAATCACTTCGCTTCTTATTTGCTTTTCTTTTGCTATAGTTGTAATAGGAAACCCATTAGGATCCACACCGATATAATCACGTGCCATCTTGCTTTTTTCTATAGGCCAAAGATTATTCAAAGCTGAACAGCCAGACATAAACAAAACAATAAAAGCCACAACATACAAAAATCTTTTCATCGTCATAACGTCCTCCTAATAAATTAAATAATTAATTGTTTTTTAATCGCCATATAATAAAAATAAATCCAGCAGTATCAATCATTAGCTTTATTGCTAACCAACTAATAAAAACTAAATCAATTTTAGATCTGCTATCCATAATTATTCCTCATCGTGCATATACATAGACGCGTGTAATTGATTAGGAACACGATGTTGAAATCTTACGATTTTATTTAAACTTATTTTTTCTTCTCGTCTCTTTCGTTTATTGTCTCTTCTTTTGTTTTTTGAACTTTTTGAACTTTTCAATTTTCTAAAACCATCTTCATCCTTTAATTGTCTGCGTCTTGTCTTTCCCATGTTATTAATTAAGAACCTTTCCATCCAGAAGCAAATATCTTTCTTCCTTGTTTCTCTGCTTTATTTTTCGCTGTCTTTCTGCTTATCTTATTTCCACACTTATAATAATAATAATATTTCTTTCCAGTCTTCCCCATCTTGCAAAGCCACCATTATTATCTTTCCTGGTTTTAACTGATATTTTCTTCTGCCTCAGTTATTGCTGTTGCTCTTCTGTCTGGCCCAAAATCAAGGCTCTTATCTTCTTCTAATTCAGTGCCTTTCCAAGTAATATGAGGTTCTAAAGTAGTTTCAATTGCAGATATATCTTTTGCAACTATTTTTACAGTCTTTTCAATTATCATTGGAGTTGTGATAAAACCGTGTATAACATACATCATCACACCATTAACAAAAAATGATTTAACATCATCTATGTTATTCTTAGTAAGAACTTCAATCTTTTCCCCATTTTTCAAAGTAAAAACATTTCTATAAAATTCTTTAAGATCTTGTTCTTGCATTATAATATCTCTTTTAATCGCCTTCCGTTAATAAAAAACTTATTTTCAAAAGAAACAATATGATACCATTTATCAAATTTTACCTCAAAATTCATTTTCATTTATAATTTTTAATTTCATAATATTTTCCTAATTTAATATCCATCACCAATCACTTGTGCTAAATTTTGGCCCGCCTCCAAACGGGTGTTCTTTATTAACATAATAACCAAATCCATCTGAAATATGAGTTAATAAACTTTTAGCATCACTTTTATTTATATCTCCTTGATCATCACACGTCACTCCTTCAAAATCTCTTATTAAAAATTTACAACTTCTATCTACTATAGTCCCTATATATCCATCTGCTGAAACTAATCTGCTATTAACACTATTAATTCTAACTCTTACAGCAGGATTAGATTTAGGAACTCTCATAGTTATATGAAAAACACCTGAAAACTTTTGTTTAATTATATCCCAATCACTTCCTTTTACACCACAACTCTTTTTAGCTCCTCCTGTTGCATCACCATATAATGTTACTCCCCCTTTATGATGACCCCACTTCTCAATTAAAATATCACAGATTTTAGATGTGTTACTATCTTTTCGTAAAAATATTTCACCCACAACACAAGTAATTAATCCACGATTCACTCCTTGATTTCTTTTAATTAACCAGTCAGGAGCAGGAAGTTCTTGAACTATGCAACAATTTCCTGGGATCCTATTAAAATCAAAACAAAAATACAATGGATAATCAGGATTATATAAAATCCTTTCGCCTTTCGGTGGGCAATTCAATTCATCATTAAATGAGTAATATGTTTTGCCTTTAAATGATACAAACTCGCCACCGTATTCTTGTTCGTAAGTCAAAGTATCCATATCACCACGAGCAGCTTCTGCCTCTTCAGGATTAATATCAGCAGTTCGCCAACTAAAAATATCCCAGTCTTCTTTATCAACAACATCCTCAACAAGTTGAAAGTAGTGATTCTTTCCTTCAGGAACTCCAATAAGATCTGCCCATCCTGGACGCCCTATAGTTGATAAAGCTGGCCGTATATTTTCCGCCCAAACAGTTGATTTAAAGTTTCCAAATTCATCCCCTACAAATCCATCTAATGGAGGACCTTCAATCCTTTCAGGTTTATCTAAACCTAAAACTTCAATTGTGGCTCCGTTTACTAATTGAATTTTCCTATATGAAGTTGATATAGAGCGAAGACCGTTTAGTAACCAATCTCTATTAATAAAAGCAATTAAATCATTCCAAAAAATATCAACGGCTTGTCTGTGTGTTGGAGCACCACAAACAAAACGTCCCTGAGGAAGTCTGAATTGTAATGCTTTTTTTATTATCTTTCGTTTAGCAAGTTCAGTCTTTCCGCCACGTCTACCAGCATGAGCTATATTAAATCTACAAGGCGATTTATAATAGAGTTGCTGTTGTTCATGATAACGTAATTTAGTCCATCGAGGAGTAAGAATCATATTATCTCACATCCTTGGATTTTCTTAAATTTTTTAGTTCTTCCAAAACTTCTTCAGGAAGATCTTCATCTTTGAAAATATCATCCTCATCTGAGACGATTTTAATTGATTCTCCGGAAGATTCATCAGCATTAGTTTTGCTGTCCCCTTCATTTTTATTATTTTTGTTTTCTTGAAGTCCACCGTCTTCTTCATTTTCATTTTCCTCGGAAGATACTGTATTATCCATTTTATTTAATGCTTCACGAATCTTTTGTGCTGTAATTAATGGGTCATCTGTTGAGATGTTTTCAAGCCCTAATAATTTATCTAATCTTTCAGCAGCAGTTAATTTATCACGATGTTTTGCTTTCCCTCTTATTATAGACTCATAAAATTCTATTTGTTTCCCTTTATATTCTGTTGCATCTATTTTATAAAGAACTTTAATTTTTTTGCGAGCGGCAGATATAATAAATTCAGCGGTCATCCCTTTAAGATCAGGGAACCATTTTCTTAATTCAGCCTTAATCATTGACTTCTTCCATTTCATCCCGATCCATTCCATTACTTGGTCAATAACTTCGGCACAATCTATAAGATGACTATTACCCATAAAAGACCTGCTTCTTAAGCTTAATTTCTAATACCTCATAAATTCCTCCAAACATTATTTTGAGTTCATTATACCATTAATATAATTTTATATTAACCTATTTTTACTATAAGTACAAGCGAATTTTATAAAATATATTATAGTATTTAGGTTAAAGAATAAAATATACTTTGTATAGCATCTGCAACATTTTTGGAAACAATCCTGACTAATCCTCTTTCAATTTTAGACTGATAACTCACAGACCATTTCATTTTATCAGATATAGTTTTCATTGAAAGTCCTACCAGTTTTCTTGCTGATCTTAATAATTCTGGTTCAACAATATAATAGATAATAGGATCACCCCAAATATCTTTTGTGATTTTAAATCCTTTTTTTAAGAAAGCCTGCCTTATTTCTTCCATAGTTTTTTCAGAGATGGTTGTGAATTTCCCTTCTTCTAATTGATATTGATAAGAAGGAGACCATCCTACTAAAGCAGAAAATTGTTCAACAGAAAGCTTAAGATTTTCTCTCATCCTACAAAGACTTAAAGAATCAATATTGTATCGTAGTTCTTCTTTTTCAAACAATATTAAAGAATTTACATTGGGAGACTTAGGATTCCAACCTTTAGTTTGGAAACAGCTTCTACAAATAACTTTCTTCCTATCTTTAGAAGTTACCCATTGTCTGGGATTTGTTTTTATGTTTTTACAATAAGGACATTTAAAAGTTCCATAAGTTAATTTTTGTATTCTAAGAAAAGTTGAGCGGCAATTTCTCGCGACGATGTGTGAAATTCGTGGATCATTTTTATTCCGATCGTCTAACAACACAGCTTCTTCTACTCCCAATAATCCTTGCTCTAATTCTTTAGATTCTTTTCTATTTAATCTTTTCTTTATATCCTTTCTCTTCTTTTTCTTTTTTAATTTTTTATAACTTTCTTCTGTCTTTACAACATTCTTTACTCTATTTTCTATTACTTCAAATACATTATAATCTTTAGACATTGCTCACCCTTATAATCACAATTATAGTATTTAGTAAAACGCTTAATTTACCCCCCTCTTAAGCCCATAAAATAGGCTATATCTATTTAATATTATTGTAGATACATAAAACCTTGTTTATTCCCTTTTAAGCAGCTTCTCTTATACAAATAGTTGTTAGTTAATAATATAACTTATTACGTATAATTAATATAATTGGTAGTAATAGTTATAATTAATACAATTTACAAGTTTTAGAATAACTTAAAACTTACATTACCTATTTGTAGTCTTTTAGAGGGGGGTAAATTAAGCACTAAACCAATTGCTATAATCTTTACTATTTCTTTATTAATCATTTCAATTATAAATTAATTCTTCTAAACTTTTCAATTTAATGTTTAAATGCCCAACTTCCATCCTTGCTGTATCATTTTTTCTTAATTTTATAAATCCAATTAAAGGTTTAGTTATTAATCCTGTAGTAATAATATCTTTTCTTCCTATTTCATTTGATTTAAAAATTGCAAAATGAGAAAACGATTCCCAATCTTCTGTAGCTTCAGGCCATTCAATTTCAACAGAATTTGTTATAGTATTTTCATCTAAAAGATAAATATCTATATTATTAATTTCTATTCGTTTATAATTTCCTTTGTTAGACAATTCTTTATAGTTTATTTCACCATTATCAATAATAATATTTACAAATCCTAAATAAAAATTAAAGTTTTTCATTATTAATCCTTAATAGACTCTCTATTCTATCTATTTCATTTAATAATTCAATAAATTCTTCTGTTTTTTTGTATCCTTTTAATCCTCGTCCATAAACCTTTTTAGCACGAACAAGACACTTTTCGTTAATTAATAATATTAATAAAGCATCTGCTTCCTTTTTATTATTAAATTCTCTACGATCAGGATCCCACCACCAACGAAGGTCTTTGAATGATATAAGATCAGTTCTTAAAAATTTATCTACAATCTTAAGAATATCATCGTTCATTTCTTGTAACGCAAATTTTATCTTAAGCTTATCCATTAACATCCTTCTACAGACATTTCATGATCACATCTGGTTTCAGTTCCCTGCCATCTTCGCTTCCTTGCTTGTTGTTATCCTTCAAGGATTTTCCCTGTGTCTATGTCTAATTGATTAATTAATCTCATTATTTCGAAAATTGTTTTGGTATCCCAAATACTTCTGGCTATACGTTTGATTCTATCTCTATAAAGCCACAATGCTTTTTTCAACTTCTCATTCTCTTTGGCTTGCTTCTCATTCTTGGCGGTGAGGGTGTTTACTTTAGCTTCTAATATTTCAACTTGATGACACACAGCATTAAGAATTTCGTTATCTGTCAATTCCGTCCTCTCTGGCTTCTGGCAGTCAGGGCAAGGCATGTCATCACCATATTCTGCTCCAGTTAATGAATCTCGAAACGAACCAGTTACTTCACCACTTCCCCCACACGTCTGGCATTTAGGCTCGCGTAGCTCGGCGAGGGCGGTATGTATTTTAAGAGCACACGCTCGCATTTCATCAGTCCACATTGGTCTTTTTTCTAATTCTTTTTTACCTTCTTCCAACAACTCAATCACTTTTTCTCTATTCATACGCCACCACCTTTCGAGAAAATCAACATTTATTATTATTATTATTATTATTATTATTATTATTATTATTATTATTATTATTATTATTATTATTATTATTATTATTATTATTATTATTATTATTATTATTATTATTATTATTATTATTATTTTCTTTTTCCTTTAATGGCTTGCTCTATATCACCACCACAATATGGGCAATATGACATTCTATTTTCTATTGGTGTGCCATTTGTAATTTGAAAAGCATGATCACATTCAGTGCTCCATAAATTTTCATCTTCACTTATACAAATCCATTTACATATCAAAGTTTTACTTTTTCCTCTTAGCTTCTCAATCTCTTTGGTTTGCTTCTTATTCTCAGCTTCGAGGGTGTCGATGCGGTCATATAGATTCCTAACACCAACACGTCTTGCTTTTTCTGGTAAAGCATTTGCCGCAATAGCTCTTATATCCATCTCCCGTTGCTCTTTTCCAACTTTACTCGGCTCTGGCTTTTCTTTCGGATTACTTAGCTTAGCTGCTTTCCATCCTTCTAAAAACCAATTCTCCATCTTCTCTTTGTTTATTTTAGATATGACGTCTGATTTTATTTCTTCTATAATTGAATCCCAATATCCATCTCTAAACAACTTTCTTGCAAAATCATTATGCGAATCAATCTTATTGAGAGGATGGTCGTCATTATAATTATCAACTTCTTTAGTTTTAATATCTAAAATAGATAGACCTACCATACAATGATTAGGATAATTAGTGTTTTCTAAGACAGCTTTTACTTCTTTTGCACCTAAATCATCATGATCAACGATAATCAGTGTGACTTTATGCACTTTCATTTTCATTATTTTCCTTCCAAAATTTTTTCAATACTTGCCAATAAGTTAATCCATTCTTCTTATCAAAATCAATCCATATAAAATAACTCCATGCAAAATAATTTATAGCCCATGATATCATTCCTCCTAATCCTATTCCTAAAAATACACCAGAAACATTTATATAAATATTATTAATTAATAAAATTAATCCAATAATAATGCAAGACAATAAAAATAATATGCACCAAATCGGTAGAGCATAAATGTCTTTTAACAATGTTTTTATAATTTTTTCTTTAATCATTATCTAACCCACCTTTTCTTAAATCTTTTATAGAAATTGCTATTAAAGATTATTTTATCAATCCAAAAGAATATCAAACCACCAATAAGATTAGCAACGATGGTCGCTAACCATAGATTTAATTTACTAAGTAACCAAAAAATTATAGTCAATAGCGGGGTGCTTAGCTGCCAGCGTAGAAGATAGATAAAATATTGTTTATAGTTTATTTTCATATTAACTCCATTAGAAGTCCTATTCCTGTTATAATAATGATAATAAAATAAAATATCAAGAAAATTTTTGTTACATCAAACTAATTATTGTTTTCTTCATTTTGTCCCCAATCAGGGTCAGGTCATCTACAATACATTTATTCTACTTTTAATTTACAATCATTATTTTATTTTATTTTCTAATAATAATAGTATCAGGATCAACTTCAATAACAGGTCCTATTAATGATTTACCATAATATTTAGATTCAAAACAACTACCATAACCACCTGAAGTCGGTATAATTCTGTTATAACCCACATACCATCCAAAGACTTTCTTTCCATCTTTTGTTTCAGCTTCTACTTCTAACTTTCTTAATTCTTCAAGTTTATCCTTTTCAGTCTCAGCATTAAGAATATCTTGCAACGAATTGCGAATCATGTAGGTGTCACTCAATCCAATATGATGCCAAGCGACAGGACTTGTTTCAGCATTAGTCTTAAGACTTTCGTCACAAATCTTTATTATCTTTCTTATAGCTTTTTTAAATTTTTCTTTCATTTCTTTCTCCTTATATAAATTAATTTTCCACAATTAGGGCATTTTCTAATTGCAAGATCATTAAAAATTTTAACTGTTTTGCCATAAATTCTCATTCTTTTAGAACAATCACATTTCATTGTATAGATACTATAATCTTTCATTAAATTCTTTTCTAAACAAATACTTGTTCTTGGTTCTGCTAAGCCTGTACCATAAGTATAAATTAAACCGTCTGGCATTGTTCTTGTTCCATAACTACCCAATTCTATATTTTTGTAAAATAAATCAACACCTTCTTTAGTTTTAATTTTTTCAACTTTTAAATTAAGATGCTCTATGAAGAAACTACGGGCCATTTCTACCATAAAATTAACATCATCAGATCCAATATAGATCAATTCTAATTTTAAAAACATTTTGTAATGTAAATCATCTAAAATTGGTTCATCTCTTAAACATGGGCTTAATCCCATCCACCTTCCTATTTGAAGTTTACCTTCTTTATATAACTGTATAAAAGATTGTTCAGCAGATGCAACATAAACTCTATTAGGATCTACTTCACTATAATTTTGTTCATGAAAGTAATGAAAAATATTTTGTCTGTCTTTTGGTTTAGTGCGATTAGAAATTGCTTCATCTACTATATAAGGCACATTTATCTCAATAAACTTAAAAACATTATAATATTTTACTGCTTTATTTAATATATTTATATTCATTTTCTTGTCCCATCTTTAAAACTTTCATTTGTTAATTCAGCAAATTTAATCAAATCATCCAATGTAAAATTATCAAAATTACTTTCTAAGTAACATTTAATTGAGCCTATAATATCAGATAATTCAATTAATTTCAATATTTTGTTATTTTGTAGCTCAGCATCAATAAGTTCATCAAGTTCTTCTTTAATTTTAGAAGATTTACCTATTTCACCTTTAATTATTTTGTTTTTATGATACATTATCGTTTATTTCTATAATTATCAATTAAAGCTGTTATTTTATAAATCATCTCATAATCAAAAAACAATATTAATGGAAAACAAGGCAATATACGAATAGAATAATCCATAATTTGCTTCCTTTATTTATTCATCCAAATAAATATCATCATCTTCTTCATCTAAATAAATATCATCCAAATAAATATCATCATCTTCTTCATCTAAATAAATATCATCATCTTCATACAAATAGAATAATCCATAATCAACTTTCTTGCCTTTTGCATAACCATTATCAACTTTTTTATCTTCTAATTCTAATTTCAAATTATTAAATATTCTATTAAAGTCTTCATTTAATTTTTTAAATTCTTCTTTTAATATTTTTATGCTTGCATTTTTTATATCTTTATTGATGTTATTCAATTTTTTCTTTATATGTTTTTTATAATCTGGATCCGAAAGTATTTCAACGAACAACTTTTCTTGAAATGCTAAGCTCCCAGAATTTATAATATTATGTAATAAACTAAGTCCCATTTATTTTAATAAACCCCACTATTTTATGATTATCTATTAAATCATTTATATTAAAAGTTTTTTCTGGCTCATTTGGGTTGATAATTTTAAATCCATTTAAAATCATACAATGATGTACTATAATATTATTAATAATATGCCGAGTAAATATTAAACCTCTATTTGGCACTTTAAATGATTTTCCAATACCTGTTATTAAATTATCTACATTAAAATCTTTATTTTTAAGAAAATTTATAATATCTTGTATTTTAATGCTTTTAGAATATCCTATTTCTTTTTCTATATTTTCAATAGCATCACCTGTTATCATGCTTAAACAAGCAAACCCACAACCATTTTCTTTTTGTTTTATTCTTGTTTTAATAAACATACTGAATTCAATTTATTTTTTAATCTTTCTACTGCCTTCTTTATAATTTATACATTTATTATATCCATCACAAATTGCATCGATACAATCCATTCCAGGATAATTACATTTTAATGGCAAATCAGTTTCTTTTGAAACTTCCGCATAAATACAATGGGATATTTTACTGTTTACTGATTTTCTTAATTTAGAAATATCTAAATTATAAACAAATCTTTTAGGGTCGGTCAATTCAACTAACAACGAAAGTAGATTTTTTAAATCCTTAAATTCAATAATAATTTCGCCATTAAAATTTTCAATAGTGTATTTAAATTTGTAAAAATTAACAAATTCTCCATCTACATCTAATTTAGTAATACATCTCAAAACATAACAAGGTCGGTCACGTTTAATTATTTTTTCAGATATAGCCTTTTGTATTACACTTGCTTTGTTGTTTTCTACTTTTAATTCTAAAAAGCCATCCCATTTACGATGAATAATCTCTAAATCTGGTAGGCCTTTTTTCTGCCATCCATGTCCATGTAGATTAATGATAAATGCACCATCTTTTTCCAATTGTTTTTTAACTTTATTTTGAAAATAACTTTCAGTTATTTTTCTTATAGATGTCGCCATTATACCCCTAATTATTAATCATTAATCATTTCATTCCTAAACAACTATCGCCGAAATTATATAAGTCAAAAGCATATTCACAGATATCTGCTATTTCACATTTACTACATAAACAATCCTTGTCTATGTCTTTGTTTCTATCTTTCCAAGCTTGTCTCATATCTTCTTTATTCATATTTAATCCCATCATATAATAAAAATATAAAATAGGAAACAACACAGCAAGTTAGTAAGGCTAACATTATACCGATTATACTTATTAATTTATCTCTATATTTTATTTTTGAATTTAAATATAAATAACTGCACAAAGTCATCCACCATGTTATAAACCATAATACACTAATAATGAAAATAGTAATATAAGCAGCTATTACTTGCCATTTTTGTTCGTATTTTTTATCTATTTGTTTATTGTTCCAAAATAAAAAATGAATAAATCCAATAACCCAAATAGAATATAATATTTCTGGTCTTAATAATATAAACATTATAACTCCTCAAATTTTTTATTAAAATCGCCGCCTAAAATTTTGTTAATCTTCTCAATAATAGATCCAAATAGATAAGCGTAAGCTTCTTCTGATTCGTCTGTTAATTTTAATTCAGCAAAAGCTGTTAAAATAAAAGCAACTGCATGAAAAACTTCGTGAATTAAAACCGAATAATCAACCTTTTCATTTATCCAAATAAAATAACAATATTTTAATTTGTTTTTAATTTGTTTAGACTTTTCTCTTAATGGTATGGCAAAAGCCACTTCATCTTCTATATCATTTATTGAATTAAATTTACCAAATTTATCATAAAATATTTTTTTGCATCTATCCCAATCTGATATAAGAAAATACAAATTTATACTATAAATATCTATATAAATTTTATGTAATTTATTTTTGATTTTCTTGTTTTTTCTTTTCATTTATCATTCGCCTCGCAGCTTCTTTTATTATCAATTTAGGAACTAATATACCTGTTACTAAACAAGGTCTGTTAGATTCACATCTTATTATCTCAAATTCCCCATTAGAAAAGAAATATGGACAGTCTCTGCAATATTGCTTATACCAACTTAAATCTTCTTGTTCTATTTCAGTTTTCTTTGTTGAAAAACTAACCTCACTCATCCTATTTTCCTTATTAATTTAGAATATGTTTTATTATTTCTTCGGATGCAATACAATCATATTTATAAACATTATTATAATCTATAATAATGTTTGGATTCCTTTTATCAAAAGCAAATTTACATTCACTATTAAAAATACAATATTTACAAATACAATTTTTATTTTTATTGTTTATTTGTAAATCTCCTATCTCTCATTTGTTTTAATCTAATTTTAATTAGTTTGCTTTTTAATCTATTTAATTTTAATTTAATATTCTTTATTAGATTTATCATTTTTATCTACTATTTAACCATGTTTCAAATTTATCAGGAATTCTATTACAAATTATTTCTACACCTACATAATATGAATATTCTTTAAACAGTTTAATATTTTCATTCAATTGTTTAAGTTCATTTTTTAATTTATCACAATTCTTGGATTCTATTTTTAATTGGGTTTTATATTTTTCTAATTCTGCTCCAAGCATATCAATAATTTTAAATGAACCTCTATTAATAGCTTCTTCATCAGCTAATTTTTTGGATAGATTTTCTACTTCCCAACTTAAATTTGATCCAATTGTTATATTTGGTTTATTAAGATTTAAAAAATTAAAACAACTTTCAACTTCTAATTTTAATTTATTTCGTTCTTCAATTAAATCACACATCGAACAACGAAAAGGCCCACCATCTTGTATTGAACAAGCATACAAACATTGAACAGGATGCCCACATTTAGCACTAACACCGCCTTCATATTTAGTATGTAAATTTAATTTTCTACACAACTCTTCTACTTGTTTGTCTAAGTTTTTATCATCTTTAAATTTTATGATAAGCGGATCAGCTTCGTTTATTATTTTAAAACAATTTTCAACTATTGTTTTATATTTTTTCATACCATCTATTTCTTGTTTTAATTTGATTATTTCAACTTGTGATGCTTCGTAATTTAATTTTAGTGAGTAAACACTATCACGCATAGTTTCTAACGGTTCATACATTCTTCCACTACAATCATCTTTATCAGAAAGTATATCAGCGATTAACTTCGCAGCTTGATGAGCAGAGTATTTGACACCTCTATGCCAAGCTGGATGTGCAAAATCTGTAGCGTCAAATTCTTTATCATCCCAAAAACCTTTAGGTTCAATTTCATCAAATAACACATTTTTTAATTCAGTTTCATTACAATCTAAATGTTTTAGATTAATAGAAGTAATACCTTCGTTAATTATAAATTCATTAATAACCCAACAAAATTTATCATCACCAGTTAAATTAAACTTTTCAGTCCAAGATTTAACAGCAACAATATCACCTAATCTCGGATAATTATAACTCTCTTTTTTATCTTCTTTTATATTCCAAACTCCTGTTTTACAAAAAGTTTTAAAGATTTTATACCAATTTCGTCTTTCTTCTTTATTTAATTTATTTAAGTATTGAGCCACGTTTTACCTCTCTATTTATTTTATTTCTTTCTCTATTTATTTTACTTCTTATTGATTCCCAAGTTCTATAAGTTAATTTAGCCTTCTTTAACTATTTTACTTGGGAGTAAATACTTGAACCGGAGTTAATACATTTAACAGCTTCATTAATCCAATATACTTCCCATTTATGCCATTTCATTATTCAACTCTTTCTTTGCAATTTTCACAAGTTATATCACATCGTTTACATTCATTCATACTCGGTACTTTTCGGCAGTTTTCTTCATCACCTGCAATTAATTTTATAGTATCCCAAATTTCTCTTTTTAAATCTTCATCTTCATAAGTTTTTATAGGAATATCTACATTAGGCATATTATCTTTATATACTATACGACCTAAGAATTTTTGATTTTTGAATTTTTCAATTGATAAAGGTAATAATAGCATATAAATCAAAACTTGAATATGATCACTAACTTTTGGGTTCCCCGTTTTACAATCTTCAACTATATTTTCATCTCCTTTTATAGCTACGATATCCGCCTTACCTGAAATAACAATATCACCACCATCTTTATATATTTTTCTGTGATCCCCTTCTTGTGGTTTAACTATTAAATCAAATCTAAACGAATTTTGATCTTCGATAGTCACAGTGTACCCAAGTCTTTCTAATTCTTTAACTCTTTTTCTTAATAATTTAGTATGTTCTATTGTCCATTTAGTTAAATTAAAATCCCCGGATTTCTTATCACATTTATAATGGGCTTTAAACCAATACTTCCAAAAACAATTTTCTTCTCCAGCAACTAATTTGCTAATCCAAGTCGGCCATACAAATATTTGATCTCTTTTTTGTTTCATTATTTATTAACATCCTTTCTTAAGAAATATAAATTAAGTCTAATATTTCTTATTACTCTTTTTCTTTTCCAATTTTTAAGAAACATAATTATCCCATTATATTTTACCTTTTCCTTTACATAATGCACAAGGTACAAAATCATCTTTATCTTTATACGGATAAAACCATTCCCCTCCTTCACCTTTACATTTAGGACAAGTTAATTTTGCAGGCGAATTTATTGTTTTTCTTTTATTAGATTTATTTTTATGCCCATTATTTAATTGTTTTAAAAAATAACTTATATCTTCTAAACAACTTGAATTAAAAATAGTATTATCTGATGAGAAGAAACAATATTGTCTCCAATTACTATACCATTTTATATTTCCAAGAATCGCACCACTTTTATTATTTATACAATCAAAAGTTTTTGTTTTTCTTTTTGGATAAAAAGATGATGCATCACTAAAATGAAAATATTTGTATTTTAATTGCATTTTAATCCTTATTTATAATTTGTAAAAATTTATTATTTTATAACCTTTATTTTACGCTAAAAACCAGCTTTTACCACCTAAAACGTCCCAGTTGGCTCTATATGGGCTTATAGGGTATAATAGTGCCTAAAATAGCTTTTAGGCCCTTATACGGCCAGCAGCGGAGCCACTTTTAGGCGGTTTAGAGTTTATTTGGGTTTTTGTTGGTTTTATTAGTATATTTCTTTTTATTTAAACTTTCCTCATCTTCAGCATTTATTAAAGCATTAGCAATTTCACCTTCAATTTTTTCCCAAATATTATCATCAATAAAATCTGCAATAATATATCTTCTATAATCGAATATACCCTCTTGTAAAACTCTTTGTAGCATTTCATCAAAACTTTCTCCAACTTCTCTTGCTCTTTTATTATTGAATAAATGCTTCTTTAAATAATTTTTTAAATATTCACTAAGAGTCTGTTTTTTATTCATGATCATTTACTATCCAATTACTTGATTTACATTCAGGGCAACAACAATCAGCTTCTTGATTATTGAATTCATAGCCACAAGCTCTACACTTGTATTCTTTTAAAATTTTACCATCAGGAAAAGCGTCCAATTGAGAAACAGGGCCATTTAATTTACTTTTTAATTTTTCGTAGGGTAATATTACGGCAGAATAAAATTCAGAAGTAGCACAACACAGAATTCCATAAGCATCATTAACTATACGATATTTTTTAGTAAATGATTTTATTGCCTTCATTCTTTGTAATACCCAAAGATGTACGAGTTTCGTACAACAATAATTTATTCGTCCTCTTAATCCTTGACAAAGTTCAAATAATTGATCTATAATAGGGTCAAGTTTTTTTCTTTCTTCTTTTGTTATATATGGCATTATTTATTTCCTTCGAATATTTATAAATATTGAACTTCCACAATTATTACAAATAATCGTTTCTTTGGGAGTAAAATCTTGTCTTGATGCTTCATTCATTTGGTCTTCTGGAGTACCTAAAGCTTCTGCATAAACATCAGAATGTTTTTTACTTTCCATTTTATCTAAAGCATTTATAAGTTGTTTTTCTATTTCAGCCCATTCAACAGTTTCTGGATCATCTTGTTGGAGATGTTTTTTATAAGCTTGTATTCCGTTTTTCATCACTTGATGATTAAATTCCAACATTTCTTTGTATTCTTCTTTATTAAAATCTTCTTTATTTGTTATAAATTTTGCTAAAAATTCACTTAAATTTTTCATTTTAATTCTCCCTTCGATTATTTTATATAATTACTTATATTTCTTTTATTCTTAATGACTACAATCAACACAAGTATCTCTATTTGGAGCTTTATAATGTGAACCACAAACAGGGCAAACTTTTTGATTATTAACTTTAGGTTTCTCAGATTTTAGCCAATCTTTGAATCTTAATGGGCTTCTTTTCCAATCATTATTAGGATTGTCTCTATAATTTAAAATAATCAATCATATCTTCATTTGTTATTTCACTTTTAGTTAAATGCCCATCAGCTTTAGCATCGAGCCATTTTTCAATAAGCATACTAATTTTCACACCAAGTACACTACCAAACATCGTTCCTATACAATATGGTAAAAACAATATAAAAGTCATATTGGCTTTAACTAAGGCCCTAAATGTTAAAAACCAAATAGTATTACTGAAGAAAGCAGCGATTAGATGATATCTTATATTATCTCTATTTCTACTTCTGCTTACTATACTGAAGCTAACATTCTGTAAAAACGCTAAACACAGTATTGTTACTATTGTAATTATTTTTATTTTCATTTTAAGTCTCTAATTAAATCCCTCTTGAAATTCTTTTGGTAAATCACATTTATTTATATCACCATCGCAATTACAAGCAATATGTTGATAGTCAAAATCATAACTATTATTAGAAGCCAAACAAGCTTCTTCATCCCTTGAAAGTAATGGCAGGTAATTCTTAATGATTTTAATAATATTTTTAATTTTATAGAGTCATCAACATTCATAATTAATCCTTATTTATACGATGTTCATAAATCCCTCTTAAATAAAATCCGCCATATAATAAAGCAAGAATTATAAAAGACCATTTACTATCAACTATTCCAGAAATAATCCATAAAATTTGAGATGATAAACCAATTATATATCCATATTTTCTTACATCGTGTCTCTTATCTGTAATTAATCCAAGAGTTACCATAGCACTAACCACTATTAAGATTTGTAGTAATTGATCTGCCATAATTTAAATTCATAATTAACAAGCCAACCATGTGCATTTTTCTTTTAAATATTTAATACCTTCTTCAAGTTTATCAAAAGTAGTAAATAATCTACTAAGTTGTCTAAAATATCGGTGATCAACTTCATTCACACAAATTACAAGTTTATCTAAAGCGAATGCCATACCTGCTTCAAATACATCTCCTGTTCCACGTAATTTTCCTTCTTCACGTCCGTAGTCTTCAAAATAAACAAAAGTGATATCAGCGTTTTTAACAGCAAGTTTATCGGTGTACCAATATGGAGATTGATTAATTAGTTTATCTTCATATTCTTTTTCATTTTCTAATTTATGTATATTTTTCCATTTACCATCTGGCCCAACTTCTTTACATAATGGGTCAAGAAAAACTATCGGCAATCCTTTACAAGCTTCAATTATTTCTTTTCTCCAAGGAGTATGAAAGCCACCACTTAAATAAACTGTAATTGATTTACACATCTTATTTTCCTTTCTATTCAATTATTATAGAAAATTTAAATTTATAATTTTCAATTAATCTACCATTATTACGATCTATTGTCTCAGTTTCACCTTCAAAATCCCATATCTGACCTGCTTCAGCTCCCATTTTTACGAGATTCTTTTTAGCTTGTTGCATACTATTATTGCGAATAATTCTTTTTCTATCTGATGAAGTTAAAGAATTATTAGTAATTAGATTTATTTTAAATTCTACTTCAGTAAGCATCTTCTTTACTTTCTTATTTAATTAATTAATTAATTAATTAATTAATTATAGCCGGAGCGAGACTCGAACTCGCACATCCCGAAGGATACGAGGGCTTAAACCTCGTGTGTCTGCCAATTCCACCATCCGGCTATTTTACCCGTAATTTTATAAGTTTTTATCTAAAATATAACTTACGGATGTAGATTCTTTTGATTTATCTCTAATTTTCTTAACCAATATTTCTCGTAACATTCCCATTGAATTAAATATTTCTGCACAAAGAGTCTCTTCTATATCATCAATTTCAGCTTCAGTTAAATATCCTTCATGTAGCAGCCATGTATCTATAATATGTCTAATTTTACTATCCATGTAGCTTTGTTGTGGGATACCTTTTTTCCAATTACTTTCATCACGTTGTAATTCTCCACCTTTAATATTATGATCACGCATAAATTTTACAAATCGTTTAAGAACTAATGGACTCAAACTACCAGTATAATTTAATTTTTGTTCATCATTATCTCTTGTAGCACCTGTATTAAATATTCGCATATTTTTCTTTTTAGGTTTTCTCATTTTCTTAGCCATATTGTTCCCAATTACAATTATTATTTGAGCAATATTTTTCTCCCATTGGATAGTAGTTTATTTTACTATCACATCTGGGCAACGGATGAGCAATAACATTAATATTTTCAACCATATTTGTTTTAATTTTATCTCATTTTCCTTTTACAAACAGTCTTTTTATCACTTACAAATCCAAAAACAGCTAATTGAATTTCATCAGGCCATTCTTCTTGATGATGCCAAGCTCCACAAACACAAGGCCCTTGTAACATATCACACGATTCAGTACAAGCATTGAAAAATTTTCCATGATATTCTTTTGGCATTGATGCTAAATTATTTTTAGGATTATAATGGTCTTTATATTTGTTTTTCATCTCATTATCTTTCCAGTATAATTATCAACATTTACTTGAAAACGACTTATTGGTCCGGCAGATTTATCCCATACAAAAGCCATCCCCGCTCTTTTCTGCCAATTAAAACTATGTATTCTATGCCATTCGTTGGGTGGAGTTAATCCCGGAAGAAATTCTACACTTACACCCTGTTCTTCAAACATATGAGGTTTTCCAGAACCTTTACGATGTTGGTCTCCTAAATGCCATTCACAATATCTTGCTTTTTCCCATACGCCATCTAATCTACACTCATTAGCCATTAAAGCAGCAAGACGAACTTGTTGCTTTATACTATGACCGTGTTCAAATCCTAATAGATTAACTCCATAATTGTGGAATTTATATGGGCTTAAAGTAGCGTCAATCTCTACATTTTTATTATTATGATAATAAGCTTGTAATATCCTTCCTAAAGCTATTTCACTATGGCGAGCATGATTACCAGGAACACTAATAACTTTTATAGGAGCAACTTTAAGCATTCTTTCAATTATTGCCAAGCCAAGTTTTTCAGCTCTTTTAAAATTATTATGCCAAGCATCTGCTTCTGGTTGAGGTGTATTGCTTGTAGTAGTACCATAAACATTATCAGCATGAAGAAAATCATTTCCAATAGGAAACACTATCCTCTCATAAGGACCAAATACAGCAGCTAAATTTATTAATTCTTCAAGCATAGCCATTGTCATAATTTCAGCATCTTTTGGTGTCCAAGTAATATCTGCAGAAGGAGCAAAACATCTTAATCCTAAATGCAAATCCATTAAAGATATTTCTAATTCACGTTTATTTTTTATTTCTTTTTTGTTTATGTTGAATTTCGGAATTATCACAGAATGTTTTTTCATTTCTGATAATAATTGCTCTATTGCAAGTGTTTCTTCTGACTTTCTACGCAACCAAATTTTAACTTGAAAATTAGTATATGTTTCACATTTACCAGTTCCAGTTTTTATACCACCAACAGTTACTTCCCAAGTATTTATGATGTGTCTGTCTACTTCCCAAATATTCAAATCTACTTCTGCAACTTTTAAAGCTTGTTCCACCGTCTTTATATCTAATGATCTTGTAGTTACAGTTCCTTTAGTTTCATCAAAACTCTTTTCTACTTCTTTTACATATTCATTAGTTTGTTTTGATTTTTTGTTCCCTCGTATTTTTGTTTTAGTTTTATTATTGTTATTTAAATATTTATTATATAATCTATTTAATTCATTATTATTTAATAATAATCTTCTAACAGTAGTCTCACTGCATTTCCATTCTCTGGAAAATTTTCTTATTCCAAAAGTTTTATTTTTTATTTCTTTTTTAATTTCTTTTTTTAATTTATTTTTTTCTTTATCAGTTAATACTCTTGCCATATATTATTCTCCTTTAATCAATAATCTTAATTTGATTAAATCCCTCTTCTAAAGTTGGCTGTTCAAATAAATTTTGTTTTCTTTCCCATATTTCCATCCAAATTTCAGGTGGAGTGCTATCCCATTCTAATTTTCCTTTTCTTTGTTCTATACGTTTTTTAATAATTTCTTTAGATGGGCTTGTTATGCACACTGCTATAATATAATAATCATACCCTAATGATGAGATATTTTTAGTTAAAAATAAAAATTCTTTACGAGTAGCTTTATCCATATTAGTTTCATCGATTATTATATTAATATTTTGTTTCATATAATGATGAAGCATTGCTAAAATATTTTCATGTATAATCGGTTCTAATTTTTCATTATAAGTATATCTACCAGCACCAATCATTCTACGTAAAGCATCTTTAGATAAAACTATATATTCGGTTTTATTTGTCTCTAAAAAATTCTTTATCCAAGTGCTTTTACCACTTGCAATATTTCCAACCATTATTAATAATTTTGGTTTATCCATGATTATTTATATTTTCTGTAATTTTATTTTGCTCATTAAACAAGTATTATTTTGTTGGCAATATCTTTTATCAAAATTATAATCATCTTGATATTTTGTATTAATAACATCATAAGGGCTCCTTATTTCTTCTTTTTTCTGAAGTTGTTAAACCATCTTCTTTAGCTTTTTGATTTATATAATCAGTGCTTCTATAAAATCCATCACCTTTAAATATTACTCCAGCTCCACCACTTATTAATCTTTTTAATTTTTTTCGTTTGCATTTAGGACATTTCCTTTTAGGATTTGATTTTATACTTTGGAAGAATTCAGTCTTTTCTCCACAAGCTTCACATATATATTCATAAGTCGGCATTGCTCCACCTTATCATTATTTTTGTTTAGAATATTTTGCACCAAATTTCTGTAATGTCAAACATATATTATTTCAACATCCTTAATAAAGAACTAACAGATTTTACTTTAGCTAACCAAGGAAGATAAGTAAAAATACAATTATCATTTTCTCCAATTAATATAATATTTTTACCAAAAGCTATAGCCATTCCTAATTCGCAACTTCTACCACCTTTAGAAAGATTGTCCCCAATTAATTCTATAAATAAATCACAATATTCAACTGCGTGCATATCACGAATAGCTCTTGTTGCTGAATGATAATCAGCTTCATTTTCTTCACCTTGATGCCAATAGCTATTAACATCATAACCTAAATTTTCAAGTTCTAAGCCTAATTTTTGGGCCTCTTCTAATCTTGGGTAACTTGCTGCTATGTAGATTTTCATTATTATTTACCTTTCAATAAATTTTGTTTTAAATTAAAAGAATTTAAATATTAGACGGTCTTTCTTTTTTCTTTTTATCCCCAATTCTTTTTGAAATTTTATTGGGAATTGATATAAAAGTTATTCTTTTTTCAATTGTGTCTCTAAAATCTTTTCTTGTATTAGCCATGTTAATTTCCTTGCCCATCAATTTTCTTTTTTAACCTTTTGTTTTCTCGTCTTGTGGCTTCTAAATCAAAAGCTGTGTATTTTACAGCAACTCTTAAATAATCTAAAGCTTCTTGTAAAAAATCTTTGTTTTTATTTTTATAAATTTTATTATTTTCTTTTACTTTGTCTTTATTAATTTTAGAATAAGAGCTTTGTTTTTTATCTAATTCTAAAATAATTTCATTTATTTGTTTTATAGCTTGTTGGCGAGTAATTTTTTTCATTAGAATTCCTCGTCTTCATTTATAGCTTGTTCAATTCCACATTTTTGGCATAATTTTAATGTACGAAATTGCATTTTTCTTAACCATTCACCAATTAATTTATCATCCCAATTTTTCTTAGTTACTACTATGTCATTTTTAATTTTCAAAGAAACTAATTTTAAATTTCTTTCATATATTCCAGATTTAAAATAGTTTTCTAATTTGAATAGTTCCTTAGAACTGAATAATTCATAATTCATTATTTCTCTTGGCGGATATCCTTCACGTAATGCA